CCATCTGCGCGCGGGATGCCCTTCTGGATCGTGGCGGAGGGCATGACATCCCCGAGGGTGAACACCTGCTGGTACAGACCCGCCGAGACGAGGGTCGACGTGCCGGACCCGAGCCCGAGTTGCCACAGCAGCCCGAGGCCCTTGGTCACGGCCTCGATCGTCAGGTCCCCCGAGCCCTCAGCGGACGCGACAACGCGGCGGCCGGAGCGGGCAACTCGGGACCCGACGCGCAGGCCCACCCCCTGCTTGACGTTCTTGACGAAGTTGAATGACTCGTCAAGAAACTCGAACCAGCGGGTCCGCGCGACGGCGGTGCCGTAGACGGACTCGACGCCGAGCCCGACCGAACAGTCCTGGGGGGTGGTCATGACGTGGGCTCCTCAACCTGCGCAGGAGAGGCCATCTCGACGGCCTCGAAGTTGGTGGTCTGCTCCAGCAGCGCGGCCCCGATCGCGGCGGTCACCGTGATCACCTCGCCGGGCTCCAGGCACCCCCGGCCCTCGCCCTCGATGTCGCCCTGACGGCGCAGCAACGGCACGTCCACCCGTCCGAGCGGGTTGATATTGCGGATCTTCACGGCGCCTCCAGAGGGCATGACAACGAACCCCGTTGCAGTGCAAGGGGTTACGGGGTTGGTTAGGTCAGGGGTAGATGCGAGCCACGAAGGTCACAGAGAACTGCACGAGCAGCGCAGGGCCAGAGTCAAAGACCGGCATCAGCCACTGCGTATCGCTGCCGAACACGACCTTCTGAAACTGGGGCAGTTCTTGGAACGGGGCGCTGATGAGCCAGCCGCCAATGGCATCGATCACGCCCTCGGCTTGGTCGAGCGCCTCGTCCATGCTCCCGAGTTGGCCGACCTGCACCAGCACCGCGCAGGCCACTTCGCCGGTCTCATCGCGGTTCCGAGTGCCGCCCATCGTCGCGGGCACCTGCCGCGACCGGGCGGACGATGGGTTCGCTTGGGTCTCCGGATCATCAAGCCCGACCCATATCCGAGTGCCAGGCGTTTCGTCATACTCGGCGCCGAGAGTCACGGTCACATCAGCGAAGAGCCCCGCGAAGCCATCCCGGAGCGCCCGCAGGACGGTTGGGACAGCGGAGGCCGTCACGCGAACCCCGGCAGGGTGAACGGGTCGAGAAGCTCACGGACCCGGTTGGGGATCAAGTAGCCGGGCGCGTTGTCCTCGGTCGCCCGGGCCATGGCTCCCAACTGGGGCCGCCACAGGTGACGCACCAGTTCGAGGACGGCCGTGCGGATCGGGGCGGGCATCTCGACCCACCCCGCGGTGTAGACGAGCGTCCACGTCCCCAGCGAGCAGGACGAGTTGGTGACGACCCCGCCGACGCCGATGCGGAAGCCGGTCGTGACGGCGTTGCCGTCGAGATTGGTCGCGGACGTGACAGCGGTCGTCGTCGTCGGAAGGACGAACGACGGCCCACCGAACGTGATGGTCGACTGCGAGGCTGACACGAGCGGCCCGACCCGCTGGGAGACCATCGACTCGGCCGTGTCGATGAGGCCCTGCAACACGGTTGGGTCCACGTTGGTTGTGGTCGCCGACGTGCGCAAGTAGGCCATCGCCTCGTCCTGCAGGATGACGGACACGGGTCAGCGCTGACGGGTCGAGCGCTTCGGGGCCTCGGCCTGCTCGGGCGCGAACGCCGCGATCTGGGCGTCGACCTGCTTGGCGCGCTCGGGAAGGCCGCGACGTTCGTAGCCGTCACGCTCGGCCCGCAGGGCAGCGATGTGCGCGGCACGCTGCTCGGCGGCAGTTTCGGCCTCGGTCTGGGCAGGGGTGCTGTCGGTCTGGAACATGAGTTGGGTCCTCTCGGGTCAGCCCAGCCCCAGCACCGAACGGGGCGCTGGGGCTGGGCTGTGGTCGATCAGAAGGTCGGCTGGATCAGGCCCGTGCCGGAGATGACCGAGATCGACTTGGGCGAGCGCTCGGACATGACGGCCGCGTAGGCGTAGAGCCGGAACACGACCTGGGCCTCCTTGGCCTTCGTCTCCCGGAACGCCTCGGCCTTGCGGGAGCCCTCGTAGAGGGTCACGTCCTCGGGCCGGATCACGATGATCCGGTCCTCGTTGACGCCCGCGCCGAGGTTGGCCGGGATGTTCGGGTCGAGGAAGATCGGCAGCGACAGACCGCGCAGTTTGCCGGCCAGCCCCTCCGGGATCGCGCCGTCAGTCTGCGCGAGCAGCGGGATCGCCGACGCGATGTCGTCCGAGACGAACGGACGGTTGTTGGCGTCCAGCGCCGCCTGGAACCACGCCCACCGGGTCGGGGTCATGTAGACCTCACGAGCGGGCTTGAAGCGCGCCGTGTGGATCTGACGGGCGGCGTCGACCAACTTCGGCCAGACCTCGGGGACGGTCGGGGTCGCGTCGGTGTAGGTCACCGCGTTGACGCCCGTGACGTTGAGCAGGCCTCGCTTGTTCGTCGCGTTGTTGTTGATGACGAACAGGTCGATCCGCTGGGCGTAGTCATCGGCCAGGTCGCCGAGGACCAGTTCGTCGATGTTGATCGGCGACTGCTCGACCAACTGCAGGCTGACGGTCTGGACGCCACCGATGGTGGCGACAGCCGACGTGACCGAGGCGGACGTCATGTCCGTCTCGGACAGGGCCGTGCCCTGCGTGGCCTGCTCGGCGGTGCTGGATCCACCCGTCACGCGGGGGAGCGAGATGGAGTCCGTGCCGGTCGGGAGCGGGGTGTTGCGGACCCGGTTGGCGATGACGCGACCCGGGCGGGCCAGCTTCTCGAACTCGTTGACCAGCCAGATGGGCGGGACGAACTCGCCGCCTGCGCCGTCCGTGGTGCTCAGCGCGCGGGCTGCGTAGGCGACCTGCTCGTCGTTGCGCCGCAGACGGTCGGCCGACTCACGCCGCCCGTAACTCGTGGCCATCCACAGGTCGCGGAAGTAGGAGTGCTCACCGCCGCGACGGTAGACCTCGGGCTCGTCGCCGACCCGGACGCCTGCACGAACAGTGGCGGTCGGGGTGATCTGGCGGGCGAGGGCGTCGGCGGCATCGTCGCGGGCCTTCTCGGCCTCCAGTTCGACGACGCGCTCCTTGGCCTGCTCGATCTGCGGGTCGAAGGCGTCGCGGGCTGCGATGGCCGACTTCACCTGCTCGTCGGTGATGGACGCCCCGTCGGCGTCCAGGGACTCGCGCATCTTCACCAGCGCGTCGGTGTGCTCCTGCCGCTTGGCAAGGAGTCCGCTCAGTCGCTCGCGCGCCTGGGCGATCAGGTCGTCGAGAGTCATCTCGGCGTCTCGCTTTCTGTGAGTGTGATCGGTTGGCGCCGTGTACTGGTCTGGTGTGCCGCTCTGGCCTCAGCGAGGCGGCAGTGACGAGCGAGGACATGGCGAATGCCCGAGGCGCGTCCGCGCTCGGGTGGTCTGTGGGGTGGGGGCTAGCGGTCGGTTGCCAGTGCGAGGCGAGAGAGCGCCTCAGCCCGTGACGGCGCGGCCCGCAAGGAAGCGCTCGTCGCTGGGTTCGCGCCGTAGCCGACGATCGCGACGTCCCCTCGATGGATGTCGAACTGGTCGATCCGGTACTCGGAGTAATCAGGGGACCAGTGACCGGCTGTGATGCGGAACATGAACGACATCTCGTCGATCAGACCGGCGCGCAACTTCGGGGCGATGTACGCGACATCAGCGTCCTCGGGATCGAGGCTCGGGGCTAGCGCCCGGAGCCCGTGCTCGTCCTGGGTGAGCGTCAACGACCCGTTGGTGGTCCGAGCGATCCGGCGAAGCGAGTCGTGTTGCAGCACGAGAGGCACATCGAGGTCCGCGCGGTTCAGACTGTCCGTCGCGGCACCCGCCGACACGACCTCGGTGTACGGCCCGAAGAAGTCATACATCTCGTAGGGCTGCTCGTAGACGCTGGCGTACCCGTCGAACTCCACGCCAGTCCCGTCCGCTCCGGTGGCTCGCAGGGTGAGCGCTGAGCGGAACGCAACGCGCGGAAGGTCCGCACCGTCGCCAAGCTCCGACGCGCGCCGCTGTGTTGGGCGGTGAGAGCGCTGGGTCACTCCAGCCGCTCGGGCCTCGGCAGCGCGCATGATGGCATCGGTCATGCCGGGACTCCTGTCTTGGTGCCGGGAGACGGGGCCGTCCCCTCGATCTGGTGCGTCTTGGCGATCTGCTCATCGGTGAGCGGCGGCAGTTCGAGCAGCGCACGCGCCTCGTCGTGGGTGTAGACGTGACCCTCGACACCGGTCGCGAGAACCTCCAACTTGCCCTTGGCGTCCATGCGCAACATGGCGTCGGTGTTGGCCCGGATATACCGAGGGTTAGCGACGAAATGCCGAGAGAACTTCGCCTCACGGCGGGCAATCGCCGGACCGAGGTTGACCGTCAGTAGTTGGAGGTTGCGCTGGTTGACGTTCGCGTAGGTGATCGATCCAGTGCTTGACTCGGCGTCGATCATGTCGCCAGGAACGCCGATGAACCGGCAGATGTCCGAGACGCTGTACTTCATCGCGTCGATGAACTTGGCGTCTGACGCAGCGGCGGCAGAGGGTGTGTACTCCCAGTCGTTGCCGGTGACGAAGATGTCCCTGCGGCTGATGGCTGCGCGGAACCGCTCCTTGGCCGTGCGAGCCTCGTCTGGGGCTAGCACCTTGGCGCGGTTGCGCAGGACGCCGGCCGGGCTCGCCCCGGACTGGAACCAATCGAGGGCGAACTGCTGGGCCGACAGGTAATGCCCCGTCGCCCATGCGGCGTGTGCGATCGGCGACAACCCGAGCGGAATGCCGGGAACGACGTACTGACGCTCGTGCCAGACCGACGCCTTCGGCTGCGGGACACCCTTGTGCTGGTACTCCCACGCGCCGCTGGCGGATCCCACGACCGACCACTCGGACGTGTCCGTCAGTTCAACCTGGGCAGGACGGCCAGCGCCGTCAACCGCCGCGATGTGGCCGAAGACGTTGCCGAAGCGGTCGATGTCGAACTGAGTGGCGTACATCCACTCGTTCCACAACCATCCGGCCGAAGGGTCGATGAGCATCGGTGGCTTCGGGACTTCGATGGCGCGACCGCCAACCTCCCGATACGGCTTCCACGGCAGCGTCGAGATCAGGTCGGACCGCAGGCGCAGGGCCGCCCACATCGCCCCAACCCGAAGGCTTGACTTCGCGGTCGCCGCGCCATTGCCGAGACGGCCAGCCTCAGAGTTGAGCGGCGGGCGGAACGCGTCGAGGTCAGCCGAGCGCCGGAAGAGGATGCTCACCGGGCCAACCGCCACGACAGCAGGAGACACGCCGCGCCCGCCACCAGGAAGGCGGCGGGCCACCACACCAGGGCAGCGAACGCGACGATGAGGGCGATGCCCAGGAGGTCGAGCAGGGTTGTCAGCACTGCGGCCTCCCAGTCAGTAGATCGAGTCGAGCGGGTCATAAGTGGGGGACTGCTCCAGCAGCCACAGCGCCCGCGCCACCGCGGCGACCGGGCCAACCTCTGGCGCGTCGCGCAGGACGAACGCCCGCTCCCCGCTTGTCGTTTGGGGCCGCCACTTAGCGGCCTTGACCCCGTCGTTGAGCGCGGACTGATTGCCGTGCCGCACCGACGAGTCCTTGATCGCGTCCTCAACGAGCCCGCACGCCGCCGCGAACTCGGTGCCGTTGACCGGCTCGAACGGGACGCCCTCGCGCTCGAAGTCATCGCCGAATGCCGAAGACGCGACGGTGCCGCCCCACTCGCCAGTCAGCCGCTTGCACTCGGAGACCGCGCTGTATGCCGCGACCGGACGCCCCTCGTTGGCGAGCATCACCTGAGTGGCCCCGTCATCGCGCGTCCACGCCACGGCAATCCACACGTCACGGTCGCCGGTCAGGTCGACGCCGAACACGACGTCACTTCCGCGCTCCGCGTGCGGGTCAGCGAGGGTGAGCCAACGGGCGTGCGAGAGAGCGCCGCCCACCGACTCCGGGTCCCAGATGCCCCGACCCTCGCGGTTCCACGAGTCGGGGTCCTTGAGGTTCTTCCGCAACCGCTGCAACGACTCCAGCGGAGTGCGCAGCGGGAACGACGGATTCATGAGCGGGAACTGCGACTGGTCGTTCGGGTCAGACTCGGGGTCTGCGCCGATCTCGATCCAGATCGCGTCGTGCGCCTCGCCAGCCTGCGCCTCCGAGCGCCGCAACCGGAACTCGCTCGACGGGTCAGACTTGCGCGGCGGGGTGCCCATGAACAGCAGCAGCGCACCGTGGATGTGGCGCGCCTGGTTGGTCGCGGCGACCATGTCCTCAAGCGCCTTGGTGTCGAGGATCTGGGCCTCATCGAATACCTCGATGTCGATCTCGTCGAAGCCACGCCCAAAGCCCTGGGCTCGCGCGCCGAACATGATCGTCGAGCCGTTCGAGAACTCGACCTGCTGCTCGCCGTTTGCCGACCGGATCGACCGCACCAGCGGCGCGACCTTCTTGCGCCGGCAGATGCCGCGCAACGTCGTGAACGTCTTGGTCGACGTGCGCAGATGGTGCGCGGTCCAAACGACCTGTAGCCCAGGGAACAGGATGCAGAGGATGACGATCATGGCCAGGACGAAGTACGTCTTGCCGACCTGCCGAGGGATCGACATACCGACCCCGCCGACCGTCGCTACGTAGCGCCCATCCGCGCCATAGCCGAGGATGACCGTCCCCGCCTGCTGCTGCCACCAGTCGAAGCCAAGCCCGAGCTCACGGCCCTTCGCCTCAACACGAGGCCAGACGGTGCGGACTATTCCATCTGGGTAGGTGAACGTCCGCGCGTACTCAGACAGCCGAGGCGTCAAACTCTCCGTCTTCGACCTCTGCGTCATCGTCCCCGTCCTGCTCGTGGGCGGCGTCGATTGCCTCGATGTCTCGGACGACCTCAATCAGTCGCTTGGTCAGCGCAGCGAGGTCGCGCGCCGGAGTGTTCAGGTCATCGACCTGCTTCGCGATCCGTGAGCGCATCGCCACGAGCAAGTCACGAGCAGAGCCGGACTCGGCAGCCTGCGCGATGGTCTTCGGCGCGTCCTTCTTGGCCCGCTCTCCGGGAGCGACGGGGCGAAGGCGAGGAGTCGCCACGGGGACCCCCTTTGGTGGAAAAACCCGGAGAGAGATTTTTGTCGGC